TCTGTTCGTCAAGCACATGGATTGGCCGGGCGCTGAAGAGATGGCAAAGCGTCTTGCCAAGACGATCGACCCCAAACTGCTTCAGGCTGACGACAAGCCGCCCGCGCTTCAGGCCGCCGAGCAGCAAATTCAGGCAATGGGTCAAGAGATGGAGCAGATGCACCAGATGCTCCAGAACGTCAGCAAGTCGATGGAAGCCCAGACCCTTGAGGTCAAGGAGTTCGAAGCGGCCATCAAGGCATACGACGCAGAAACCAAGCGCATCAGCGCGGTGCAGGCGTCCATGTCGCCGGAACAAATCCAAGACATCGTGCTTGGAACGGTTCATGGCATGATCACAAGCGGCGATTTGATCGGCGAAATGCCTGGGCATGAGTTGCCTGGCGAGTCCGATTTGCCTAATCAGTCGACACAAGGTATGATGCCGCCTTCGCCGCAGGGCGGTCAGATGCCACCCCAAGGGATGCCACCACAATGAAAGCCTCTGAATTTGTAGGAATGCTGTTTTTGGCCCGCGATGTGACCCATTCGGTTCACCTCAACACGCGCAGTTATGCCAAGCACAAGGCGCTCCAAAAATTCTACGAAGGCATTGTAGACGCGGCAGATGCGTTTGCGGAAGCATACCAAGGCCGTCACGGCTTAATCGGCGGTATTTCGCTTCAGTCGCACAAAAATTCGGCCAATGTCGTCGAATTTTTGCAGAGCCAACTCGACGAAATCGAAGCTGTTCGTTACGACGTGGTCGACAAAAAAGACACGTCGCTTCAGCAGTTGATCGACAACATTATCGAACTTTACCTGACTACTCTCTATAAACTCAAATTCTTGTCGTGAGGCTATTATGGCTCAGTATTCCTACATCACCGCTACTTCTCAGGTAAAAACGGCTCCGGCCAAGCTAAAGGCGATCTTTGTGAGCGCCGCCAGCAGCACGCCGACCATTACCGTCTATGATACCGACGCCAAAGGTACCGCAACGACCGTAATTGGTACGTTCACGCCTGCGGCGGCCACAAACTATTTGTTCAATGCTGCTGAAGGCATTTATTTGAACAAAGGACTTTACGTCGTACTTGGAGGCACCGTAAACGCCACCATAAGTTACGAATAAAAACCGTACTGGTGAGGTTCACCAGGGATCTATAAGGGTCAACTATGACAGATGAAACCTTAGCGGAGGTAACCGCGCCGGAACCAGAAGCCACGGCGGCTCCTGAAGCTCCAATTGAACAACAGCCGGAGGCATCCAAGACTTTCACCCAAGAGGAAGTTGATGCCATTGTAACTAAAAGGCTTGCTAAATTTGAACGTAAGCTAGAGCGCGATAGGGCCATGCGAGAGCAAACCTTACCGCCTCCGCCTGTCGAAGCGATCACGCCCGACAAGTTCAACAGCCCAGATGCGTATGCTGAAGCATTGGCAACGCAAAAGGCTGAAGAGCTTCTCAGACAGCGTGAGATGCAGAAACAGCAACGTGAAATCCTTGACGCTTATAGCGAGCGTGAAGAAGAGGCACGGACCAAATACGAGGACTTTGAACAAGTCGCGTATAACCCGTCTCTCCCAATCACAACCGTTATGGCGCAAACCATTCAGGCGTCTGATATTGGGCCAGAAATGGCTTATTATCTAGGGGCAAACCCCAAAGAAGCGGAACGGATTTCCAAGCTCGCGCCATTTTTGCAGGCAAAAGAAATCGGAAAAGTTGAAGCCAAATTGGCGGCAAACCCACCGGTTAAGAAATCATCGAGCGCACCAGCTCCTATATCGCCTGTCAATGCCAAAAGCAGTGGCGCGCCTGCATACGATACGACCGACCCACGCTCAGTAAAGTCAATGAGTACGGCGGAATGGATTGCGGCAGAACGTGCAAGGCAGATAAAGAAGATGGAAGCGGCACGTAACCGTTAACCTCATAAGGACATTGTCATGTCGAACTCATTACTTACTATCGACATGATCACCCGCAAAGCTCTCGAAATTCTCGAGAACAACCTGGTGATCACCCGCAACGTGAACCGTCAGTACGACGACAGCTTCGCTGTCGAAGGTGCAAAGATCGGTTCAACCCTCCGCATCCGCTTGCCCGATCGTGCGCTTGTCACGGACGGCGCTGCATTGCAGGTTCAGGACGACAACGAACAGTACACCACGCTTACGGTTTCGAGCCAGAAGCACATTGGTGTCAACTTCACGTCGGCTGAATTGACCATGCAGTTGGACGACTTCGCAGAACGTGTTCTCAAGCCGCGTATTTCGCAGCTTGCGTCCTCGGTCGATAACGACGTCGCCAATGCCTACAAGGGCATTTATCAGTCAGTCGGCACGCCCGGCACGACCCCTTCGACCTCACTCGTTTTGCTTCAGGCTAACCAGAAGCTCAACGAAATGGCGTCGCCGATGCAGAACCGTTATGCCACCGTCAATCCGGCTGCAAACGCCGGCCTCGTCGAAGGCATGAAAGGTCTCTTCAACCCAGTGTCGACCATCAGCAAGCAGTTCAAGAACGGCTTGATGGGCGAAGGCATCCTTGGCTTCGACGAAATGAGCATGTCTCAGTCGATCGTCCAGCACACCACTGGTTCGCGTTCAGCTACAGCTTCGCTCACCATTGGCTCGACGATCTCGACGCAGGGCGCAACCGCAGTTGCCATTAACGGCGACACCGGCTCGGCCACGTTCAAGGTCGGCGACGTGTTCACCATCTCTGGCGTCTATGCTGTCAACCCACAGACCCGTCAGTCCACGGGCAGCCTCCAGCAGTTCGTCGTTACGGCGGATGCTACGGCTTCCTCGGGCAACTGGTCCTCGGTCAGCATTTCGCCGGCGATCTACACGCCTTCGAACGCGCTCGCTACGGTTGATTCGTTCCCGCAGTCCGGCGCAACCGTGACGGTGCTTGGTTCGGCTTCGACGACCTACCCGCAGAACCTTGCATACCACAAGGATGCGATCACGTTCGCTACCGCCGACCTTCTGCTCCCGCAGGGCGTCGACATGGCTTCGCGTCAGGTTCACAACGGCATCTCGCTCCGTATCGTTCGTCAGTACGACATCAACAACGATCGCATGCCTTGCCGTATTGACGTGCTGTATGGCTACTCCACGATCCGCGCGCCTATGGCCGCTCGTATCTGGGGCTAAATCATTAACCTCCGCAGAAATGCGGAGGTTTTCCCTTCTTTCTTAGGAGTATTTCACTATGGCACTTCCTACCGTAGGTGGCGGCTATCAGTTCAATGATGGCAACCTTAACGAAGTAAAATTGACTGTTGCACAGGCTCCGGCCACTGCAACGGACAGCGCGACTTTGACTGTTAGCCAGTTGACTAACGGCATTATCATCGGCACACCGACGACAACGGCGGCTTACACGCTTCCGCTCGCGGCTGACGTTGATAGCACCCTCAGCAACGCTAAAGTCGGCTCAACATTCGATTTCCGCGTCATCAACACAACCACGGCTGGCGTCATCACTGTGACGACCAACACGGGTTGGACGATCGGCTCAAGCGGTTCGCAAGGTCTTATGACCATTGCGGCAACTGCCGGTACGGTTCGTTCATTCCGCGCTCGTAAGACGGGCGACGGTGCATGGGCGCTCTACGCGATCTCGTAATAAAAACGGGCGGGGTTTCGGCCCCGCCCAATTTTCAAAGGTGGACCAATGATCATCTATCTTAAGCACCCAACTCATGGTACAAAAGTCGCCACGATGGAAGCTGAAGCAGATGCTGACAAAGAAAATGGCTGGGTAGAATTTGACCCGACCAATCGCGTAGAAGAAAAGACAGAAGCTCCCGACAACGAGCTTCGCCGCAGGCGGCGTCAGGACGCCGCGTAAGGAGCTGACATGACGACGACCGCCGGTGACCAGATCAACGCAGCCCTTCGCTTGATCGGCCAATTGGCCGAGTCTGAAGTTCCTACAGCCGCTGCGTCGCAAGATGCTCTTGCGGCGCTCAACCAGATGATCGACTCTTGGAGTACCGAACGTCTGTCAATCTTCACGACAATGGAACAAGTGTTCTTGTGGCAGCCTGGCCGCGTTAGCCAGACGCTTGGCCCATCCGGTGATTTTGTCGGTGAACGCCCGATCCTCATGGACGACGCGACGTATTTCATCGACCCTGCCAGTGGCATCTCGTTCGGCATCAAGCTGATCAATCAGCAGCAATATGACGGCATCGCGGTCAAAACGGTAACGAGTACTTATCCACAAGTTATGTGGATCAATACCAATTACCCTAACATCGACATGCATTTGTATCCGGTGCCGACAAAAGTGCTTGAATGGCACTTTATTTCGGTTGACCCGCTTACCCAACCCGCCGATCTGTCGACCACATTGGCATTTCCGCCGGGTTATTTGCGGGCGTTCAAATACAATCTGGCCTGCGAAATAGCGGCTGAATTTGGCGTGGAAGCCCCGCCTTCGGTGGCCCGCATCGCCATGACTTCAAAACGTAACCTCAAGCGCATCAACAATCCTGATGACGTCATGTCGATCCCGTACTCAATCGTCGGCACACGTCAGCGGTTCAACATCTTCGCCGGTAACTACTGATGCAGACGCCTATCCTCGGCCAGAGCTATGTTGCTCGCAGCGTCAATGCTGCCGACAACCGCATGGTCAATCTGTTTCCAGAAGCAACGCCGCAAGCAGGCAAAACCGCAGGGTTTCTCAACCGCGCGCCAGGCTTGCGGTTGTTGGCGACGCTTGGCACAGGTCCGATCCGTGGGCTTTGGTCGCCGGACCCTAACGGGTCTTATGCCTATGTCGTGTCGGGCAATACGTT